GTCAGATCGAGGTTGAAACCTGCTGCACCAGATGTAGTGGCCATTGTTTAACCCATTCCAGGGTAATAGGGTGTTCCCCTTGGCACAAAATAAGTGCCGCCGTGTCCACGCCGCGCTTCCATACCTTGTGGGGGTGTGATGGCTGGCCGTGATCTGTTTCCCATGCTCCCCAGCATACCTAGCAAACTTTGAAGACCTGCCAGTTGCTGTTGCTCGTATTGGGGCTGAGGTGTTGGAAATGCCTGTTGTGGCATTGCTTGTTGGTTATAACGCTGTTGAAACCCGCTCATTTTTTTCTGCAAATCCTGTATCTGCTGATACATGGGCGCTTTCTCCACGTAGTCTTGCATCTGGCGGTGCAAGTCCTTCATTTGCGTATCATACCCTTGGAACTCGGGGTCTTGCATGAACGCAGGTTGCGGAGGCTGAAACGGGTTTTGCATCCCAAACGGCTGGCCCAACGGCTGAGGGGGTTGTTGCTGATTAAAGCCGCTGGGAGCTTCATTAGTCGGACCAGAAGATCCTTTCAGTATTTGCCCCAACCTTGCCATGTTGTCGTTTTGGGCAAAACCTGGCATCTGCCCAACCATGCCTTGCTGGCCGCCAAAGCCACCAAAGCCACCAAAGCCACCATAATTCGGCATCGGGCTCCGCATCTGGCCGCCCATACTTTGTTGCTGTGGCCCAAACGGATTATTAAAAAACGTTGGCATTTGCCCCATAGTGCCGCCAACCGCAGGTGCACTTTGCCCCTGCTGAGGCCCCAATGGGTTTGATGATGCTGCCGACACCGTTTGTCCTAGTGATCCGCCGCCTCCCATTATCTGTACCTCGCTGTTTTAGCTGCCACCTTGGGCGGCTGCTTTACAAATTGTTTTCCAACCTTCTTGCCCGCCCGCTTGGCACGGGTTGTAGCGGCATACTCAGCAGGAGTCAACGCCTTGATAGCATTTTCAGGCAGATATCGCTCCCCCGTCTTAGAAGACGGTTTGCCGGACTTGGTGCGCCACTTCTGCGCACCCCAATCCTTTAGCGATTGCTGCGGATCTTTCACTTGTACCCACCCCCACGGGCCTTGTACTGCTTGGCTAGAAGCTGTGCCTTGCGGGCTGACCATTGGCCTGCACCTGTGCCCTGAACCGCACGGGACTTGATCGACTCAAACAGCGACTTGCGCATGCCCGGTTTGGTGTAGACACCAGCCTGATTGACCTTGGATTTGGTCTGACCGCCAGCCGCGTACTGATCAAAGTCAGTATCATCTCTACGGGCCTTGCGTTTCGGCCCGGGCATCTTGCTGGGGTTAATGGCCCCCATACCACGGCTGGCCATCATGGTTACACCATCTTCCCGCGAGTTTTGCCGCGCTGGGCAATACCATCTGCGCGACGGGATGCGCTTACCACGCCGCCCTTTTTGAAAAATTGACCCAGATCACCGGCAGGAATTTGATCTTCTGCTTTACCCCGGTTCAGGGATGGAGAGGCATATTCGCCAGACGCGGAAGCTTCTTGCAGACGTTTGTAGGCATTAGCCGGACCTTGCCCGAACGACCTGCTTCCGGCCATAAATTCGTCGTCCCTGATCTCTTTATACCTATTCTTTGACGTGGGGCGAGTGACACCACCCTTGGCTTTCTTTTCTTCCGTGCTGGTGAGCGACTGGTTGTAAGCCCGCTCCAGCTTGGGGGCCATTTTCCTGTCTTTGGCTTCTTGAAGCATTTCTGCTTCGCCCACAGAAAGAGATTTAGCCGGGACAGGTTTAGGCTTGTCAGCGGGAGCAGGGGCAGTGTTTGTCAAAGACTGATTGTATGCCCTCTCCAACTTTGGAGCGGCTTTTTTGTCTTTGGCCTCTTGCAGCATCTCTGCTTCGCCAACAGTCATCCTTCTGGGGCTTGTGGCCATAGTGTCACCTCAGTACATTTTGCACTTGGTTTTGCCACGCTGGGCAATACCATCTGCGCGTTTAGAAGCGGTGGACACTTTATCAGAAGCCATTTTCTTTGGACTGGCTTTGACTGCACCGCCTTCTTTAAATCGAGAGGTGTTAAACCCCCGGCCACGTCTTGCCAACTGTTCTTGTTGGCGGCGGTATGCTTCTAACTCTCGTGCAGTAGCGCCGCCTGTCCCCGTGCTGCGGGGCCCGACAGTAGGAGCACGATTTTTACCGCGTGCCCGATTAGCTTCAGCTGCCCGTTGACGTTCCAGTGCAGCCATGTCTGCTGCGGTTGCGCCACCTGTTCCACCGCTTCGAGGCCCAATAACAGGAGCACGGTTTTCAAACATCGCATCTGCGGCAGCATTAGCCTTACGTTGAGAATCGTCAGCAACAAAAGCGGGGCGTGGACGAGAACCGGCAGCCGCAGCAGCAGCTGCGGGCACAACAGCTGCGGGCACAATAGGACCCAATTTGCTTTGATCTGCAGCCGTTACATTAACACGCCCTTCTCCACCAGTATCATCATAAGGGCCTGTGTAATCAATCCCCATGAATGTTTCTTGGGGCTGCCTAGAGCCAGAACCCGCCCCAACTTCATTTACGCCATACCCCTCAAAAGTAGTGGGATCAACGCGCTTGCCTGCAGACGCAGCTGAAGGCGCTGCTGCAGACGCAGCTGCAGGCGCACGGGGCATTTCGGGTGGACGGTCAGTCCCACGATACTCTACAGGAGCAAGTGCTTCACCCGGTTTTTTGTAAAGACCCCTGCTCGCCATGACACCCAAAGCGCCCAGCGCAGCGAGGCCAGCTAAATTACGAGAACGTCGAGCCATGATGGCCTCCTATTAGCAGGCGTAGCCGCCCTTTTTCATACCAAGGGGCTTGCTGCCAGCCATTTTGACCTGCGTACCTTTGGTCTTGCCCTTGGCAGCCATGCCGTCACGGCTTGGAGCAGCAGTCTTGACAACGCCCATTTTGGCTTTGGTGATACCACCGTTGGCCATTTTCTTCATGCTTTTCATCTCTGACTCCTCGTGCTTGATTATAGATTTTGGAGCGCCGGCTTTTTTCATAAAGCCAATTTCTTTCTTAACCATTGCCTTGGATTCTTTCATGTCACCACCTCTTGCAAAAAGTTCTTGTTTGCCTTGATTGGTTTTGGGTTTATTGATAGCCTGTTTATTTGGTTGGCTTTCACTAGATCCAAACCGCCTTCCCTTGTCTGCCTTCATAAACTCTTTGCCGACAGACTGGGGGATTCCTACACGCTTAGCAGCAGCGGGGTCATTGGCCACCATAGCCATCAAGTTGTGTTGTTTCTTGCTAACCGAGGGCACTGCGCTGCTCCTTCATAAAGTCATCAATCTTCCTCTCAAGCCGATCCAGCCGATCCAAGACGCGATTGATGTCCGTATGCACCTCCTGCTTGGTGACATACTCCTTCGCAATCTCTTCTCGGGTGCGGTTGAGAAGAATCTGGATGCGCTTCATTTCATCCGCAGACGTCTTCACCCAGAACAGAATCAGGGCAGAGATGAGAGATAGCGCAGCGTTCCAAAGCGTTATGTCCATATCAGCAGTTCCACGCCCTCAGGCTCTTGTTGATACGACTGTTTGGATCTTTGGCCGTCTTGGCACTGGTCAGCTTTTTCTTCATGCCTTCCATACGGGCGCAAAAAGAGTCTCGGCGTGAGCCTCCCTCTGGCTGCGGAGGCTTGAGCCCCGGCTTGCCCGGATTGGCTTTGTTGTAGGAGGCACGCCCCTTGGCGTTGAGTCCGCCCTTGGGATTCTTGCCTTCCTTGCGCTGCCATGCTGCGGTCTTAGCCATAGAACAAAGTGGTTGTTACGTTTGCAACCAAGCCAACAAAAATACCGTCTTTGGCCAAAATCCCTTCGCCCGGAATCACCACAGGAAACGCAGTCGCGTTGTACGAATCTGCTTCCATCAAAATGTCAGCGTACATCGACACCGCAGGAGACCCGGTGATGGTGCCACTGGCAGAGTCCGTTACCGTGAACGTATTGGCATCTGAAACCGTGACCGAATAGATGTTATCCGTTGCCGTACCACCTGTGCCAGCAAAAAAGTCCAGCCAAACGCGGTCACCAGAAGTGAGGCCGTGATTGGTGATAGTCACCGTCACAGTGTTTGTAGACCGCCCGTAAGTGCCCGTTTGCGTCACATTGTTTGCAAACACGGTATTACGAGTGGCCGCACTAGTGTTTGCCGACACAACGGCCCCCTTGAGGCGTGTTCGGTAGTTTACCGCCACGCCCGTAGAGGACATGTGTTTCGACTTTACGTCAAACTGCATCGTCATGATGCGCTCCTATTACTGGTCAGCGAACGTAGGAGCGGTTGCGCCAACCACCGTGCCAAACACTTGCCAGTTCGTGGCGTCCCGTGCAATCACGGTAATTTGGGCAGCGGCAGGTACATTCACTTGCAGCTTGGAATTGGAGTTGCCGTCAGAGAACACAACAGAAGCTGCGCCATCATCGGTGTCATGGAAAGCCACACCACCAATAAAGAAGTTGGTGTTCGAACCCGTGTTGATGATGAAGTCGGTGGCATCGGTTGCGCCGCCGCCGTACACAAACACAAACGAAGTGCCAGCAACAGGCGCGGGCAGCGTGTAGGTGTTGTCCTGCGTACCGTTAGGGACGAGGTTGACCATGCCACCAGCGTTGGCTGCGGCGGTCAAAGTGGCGCTGGCGTCAGCCAGAGCAACCGGAGTGGCAACAATGCCAGAAACGCCCATAGAAACAGGAGCGGTAGTGACAACGCCGGTGGTTGCGTTGATGGAGATAGTTTGGAAGCCGTTCTGTGATCGAACTGGGCCGTTGAAGGTGGTGTTAGCCATTTGATCCTCACATGCAATTGGGGTACTGCTGTCTGCATGTCGTCAGGCCGGGACCTGTCAGCAATACCGGATGACCCCGGAATGTAGCCAATATACAGGAAAAAGAAAAGGGGCACAAGGCCCCTTTCCTAGGTTTTCATCAGGACGAACCTGACGAGCCCCACATACCCAGCGGGTCCGACCAGCCGAAGCTATAACGCTCACGGGCCTTGTAACGGACGTTGCCGGTATCAAAGTCGCCGTCCATCGAGTTTGCCAGGGGCATACGCTCGAAGTGCTTCATGCCGTTGGGAACGTCCGTGGTCAGGAACCATGCGTTCGGATCGGTCAAGAAGTGGTTGACGGTGTAGCCCTCGGGGATGGCACCCATCTGCTTGATAGCGTTGATGTCGTTATCAGCAGTTTGGACCCGCAGCTCGGTGTCAAGCAGGCGCTTGGCAACGAACATCAGGCTCGGGGGGATCACCATCTTACGGGGCTTGGCTGCGATCAGCAGGCCACGCTCGTCGGTCCACGCAGCGATTTGAATCACAGCGTTTTCCAGAGCGGTCTCGTTCAGGTCAACACCAGTGGTCGGGCTGTTGAAGTTAACACCACCGCCAACGAGCGGGTGGCCAACACGAGTGTTGGAACTGTTGTTGCCGAACAAGGTAACGCCGTCACCGCCAAGGTACGAGCCGTTGAAGCCGTTGTTGATAACGGCTGCAGCTTTAACCTGCTTGGTGTAGGCCATCGCACGGGCCAGAGCTTTGGTGTAACGAGCAGACAGGCTGTCGTACAGGTTGTCCTCAATCGCCTCTTCGGTGATCGAGAAACCCAGAGCAATGGTCTCGTGGTTGTAGCGAGCGGTAAATGCT